ATGAAAATGACTGACTTTAAAACAGGAAATTGCTACCCCGCATACCACATGGGTTGGAACTCCAGTGCATATGCATATACCGGCGGGTCGCCATTCCGGCGGGATTTTAAAAAAGATTGTGCATGGCTCCTTGGACGCTGGGAGGCGTTGCAAGATTTTGGCCTGATATCATTGCCACCAACAAGGGCCACCCTGCACAATCATTTTGGGGAAAAGGCTTTTGTAACAATTTTTGAGAAAGGAAATGAAAATAAAAATTAAAGAAGGCGACTTGAGGCGCATCAAACACACAGCGGATGCGCCCCTGCTAACACGTCTCATGGCTGTCAATATCGGCATGACAACGCCAGTGATACGACCAGAGACAACAGCGAAAACATTTTTGACCTTCGTAGCCTTCGTAACGCTGATCGGCGGGCTAGGGTTGATATACGCAATATTTTCATAGAATCCGTGCAGGCTGAATCTGCGCGAGTAGCTGCAATCCTGCGGCGGTAATCGGCGGCGGATAATGATAGCCTTGGGTCCGCCGCCGATTATTAGAGAGGGAAACCCAGACGTGGCTGATATGTCGGAAGGTAGTGCTGTGGTAGAGTTGGCACCCCCATCACAGGCGGCAGGGTGCCAGTTTCCGCTGGGCGACTATCCGTACCATTCCTGCGGAGAGAAGACGACGCCTGGGGCCAGTACAAGCGTTTACTGCAAAGAGCATTATAAGAAGTGCTACCGGCAGCGGCTAGACGGTTACAAGTTTAAGGTCGAAGGCAACGGTCGGATATACCCCCGCCTAGTAGTGGGCTGGGGCAGCCACATGACAAGCGTGCTGTGATTACTCGACCGCCCGCATACGCTTAATCAGCCGCTCCGCCCTGGCGGGAACCTGCCGCCGCCACTTGGAGTCGTGCATCTCATCTGCTGCGGATGGCCAATCCCCGGCCTCTATAGCTGCGATTAGCCGTTTAAAATTCCCCAAACGATTTACACCGAGGTTGAATGCCATATTGGCAAATATCAATTGGACGGTCTCGGGAAGCATCTCAAAAGCTGGCAGCAGCTTACCGCAATCATTAATTGTCCAGCTAATGTCCTTTTCAAACAGTTCTGCGACACGCTCATCGCTGACGGGGTCGCCTGCGTTTAAACGCCACTCCGGGTCGCCCTCCTGGCAAAGATGGCCGATACCCACAGTCTTCTTGCCTAAGTGGTCTAAATAAATCTTTTTGACGCATCCCTCGTCTATTTCTAATTCTTTCTTGAGTTGCTCTATCATTTTACACTCCCTGTTGGTGCCACGGCATCCTCGTAATAAACTATAATCTGTTTCTGCTGCTCAAGGAACCTTTTCAATTCCGCCATGTTCAAGGACAGCGTCTCATAGTCCCTTACGCTTAAAGTGTAAAACACCAGAACGCCATTCTGCTTCTCGAAGCGTTGTTTAAACGCCGCATAGGTATCTTCGGTCACTACATAGATATGAATGTCGTTTAGAGACAATGGCCGGGGACGGTTCTGGATCGGGATGCTCCGTTCGATCTCAACCGTCTTAATCTCGACCGGAAGGATATCCTTGAAGCTACTGCAGCCGCTACTTAGAAGCAGGGGCAGCACCAGAAAGAATTTCCAGAGACCGGAATAGCTTTGCCGTTCCCGCATTAATCTTCTTCTCCACCAAAAGCGGCTTTCTTAGGCTCAAGTTAGATAAGTTGTGCTTCCGTAGTTTGCCAATCAACACGTCCTTGTACTCGTTCGCCTTGTCCAGCCGTCCGCGAAGGTCTGAATTTAGCTTGGCGAATTTCTTCTGATCCGCGACCAGCGTGTCGATTGTGTCATCCTGAACCTGCTTCGCCATCTCAAGCTTGGCGGTGTTCTCAATTAGCGCCTGGATGCGTGCTTGGCTGTCGGTATAGTAATAGTACCCCCCGGCGATAGCACCGCCCACGAGGCCAACTACGACAATCAGGATGTACAGCCTGATCAAATCATTTCTTTTTCTTTGAGCACCAGACCAAGAACCCCGGCAGCAATACCAATAATGATTAGGATGTCTAGACTCAGCAGAACTCCCACGCCAACACCACCACCGGCCACTGCCGCGTAGCTAGATGGCTCTGCAAGTCTCTCCATAACCCAACGTACAATATTCATAATAATCTCCTTTATTTACGACTCATATAGGCTGACATTCCCATATATGCACACGTAATTCCGCTGAAAGCAATGTAGGCCAGCCCAAGTAGGTCACTAATTGATTTTAGCCTACTCTCACTCACAACAAAGAACAGAAGCCCCGTCATTAAAGCCATGATAGCCAACGCAGACCAAGCCATCCTACGCTGGGCATCCATCTTCTCGGCTGTCTCCAGGGCCTCCACCACCGCCAATTCCGCGTCAGACACGACACCGTCGCCATCTAAGTCGAGGGCTTGGTATTGGCTGTCTGGTTGTAGTTTTTTTTGGGTCATTTCTTCGAGTTATTAAAAAGCTCGAACAGGGTTCGAACTTTTTCCTTTAAGATTTCTATGTCCCCGTGCATCTTTGCCAACACAATGATAAGCCCAACGGCAGCTAGTATGACGGGCCACGCTGCGTTGAAGAGTTCGACCATGTGCTATAGCTTCCACAAGAGGCCCGCCATAAGAAGTAGCGCAGAACCACACGACGTGATGAGGATAACCTCAAGGCGCTTGATGCGCTCAACCGTTTCTTTAGATCGTTCCACTGTCTCTTTCCAACGCTCGGCACACACTGCCTCATGCTTATCGACGCGAGCGGAAATATCTTTAACAGTTATTGGCATCTGTTTCTGCTTTTCGTTATACGTTTAGAATGCAGGAGGGATGTTCTTTATATTTACTCCTATTTTGGATATTTATCTTTAGTCACTTGAATGGTTGCTTTCCAAGAATCTATACCGTTATGGAAAATATCATCAAGCTGGCCTTGCCAAGTCGGATATTCATTTGCCCTTTTTCTTTTATAGCCATTGGCAGCTTCATCGGCTACTGATGCTGCTATCTCTGTATTTCTTGCTGCTTCTTCTGCTTCTGTCATAGCAACAACAACGCCATTCAACATCTTCTCCATATTAAGAATCCTTTAGTTTGTAAATTCTATACTGACCGCCCGTGAAAGTACCGCTGGCTGGGTAAAGTGAAAGGCCACCTATACCACTCGCATAAAGGGTGTCGTCAAAGCCTCCAGACACCCTGCAATAGTCATCAGAATCATTTCCAGTAGGTGCAAATTGTTGCATATAAAATGAAGCGGAGCCTGCTTTAGTAACAAGAGTAAACTCAGCGTTCCAAGTTGTACCTGAAGCACCATAAGCATTCATTTCTGTAGCACCACTTGCCACAGTTAAAACGCTTGAATCCTCCCTTCTGTAACTATAATCAGCAGAAATTAAAGTATCAGTGTGGTCATACATCTTAAAATACGGAAATAGACTTGCGCTTAATATGACGTAAGGAAATATAATTTTATAAACTGAATCATCATCTAAACCAGTAATATCTATCGAACTTGGAGTTCCTGTGATGGTGGTCTTAGATATAAACTCCATAGCACCACCACCACCCGCAGCAGCATCTTCAAATGCTGGAGGACTGCCAGCACCCGTGCTGGTCAATACCTGCCCATCATTTCCGGTGGCTACTGCAACTGGATTTCCAGAGGCGTCATAGCTGATGATATTTCCATCTGTGCCCGATGCCATTCTAGCCAGAGTTACGCTGTTGTCTGCAAAGGCAGCAGTTGCCCCAGCAACGTAGCCCCACTCAGCCGCAGATATGGCTTCCGTTCCTATGTTGGCAAGTTGTGTTACTTCGCCAGACGTTAGAGCCGCAACTCCATTAGCCAGTGCAGAAGCTACGTTCGTGGCATCCGTTACATCCGCAGAGGCCTCGATGCCGGATAATTTGGTTGCCTCTGCTGAAGTATATTGCGCGGTTGGGGCAGTCACGCCATTGATAGCGTCGGTCCATGTCCCCAACCACCGAATTCCAGTAGTCCCAAGAC